GTAAGCTGTTACGTTGCTCCATGCAGCCGGTGATCCAGCAAGCAAGGTTGCGCCTTGTGTGTGAAACCGCACATAGCCCGTTCCAAGCTCGATCACCATTGTCTGGGTAGTCGAGTATGTAAAGGGAATCAAACGCGTGCGCTTGGTGCTGTCCTTGACTTGCGTGACGTATGAAAAGCCTGGGCGGTTCTCTGCCGGGCCTTGTGGCATTGAAATAAAGTTGCGAAGCTTTGCGGCTCCGGTCTGGAATTTAACGTCGTCAATGCGGCCGAACATCTCCGGCGACATCACGCCACCAGAGAATGCTCGGGTGTAGCTGCGTGTATTTGCCATGCTTATCTCCCGGCCGACCAGGGCACAATGTGTTCAATGTTATTTCGACGTTGGTTTGAGTCTGAAACTTTTGCTTGCGACATGTAACCCATAGCCATTTGCGTACAGCGCTTTGCTTCTGCCGAGCCAGCATCACCTTTAATAACTGGGCCAGCAAGCATCGCAGCAAGCTGCCACGATAGTGTCATTACAAACAAAGGGCTAAATGAAGTGGTGTCGGTCACATAGCATGTGTAACGCAACATCGCCTCTTCCTGGTTTGTATAAAGAACGTGATTGCCATCAGACGCAATCTCAACGCTAAAAGGTTGCGGAGAATAACGACCGGCAGCAATTACAGGGCTGTAGTTGTGAGCAAAATCTGGTGTGTCAGTAGGTACAAAGCGGCTTGCATAATCGTCGTTTGCTTGCGGCGGCATTACTGCAATGATGTTGATTGAGTCACCAGGCAAGACGTATGAATACTTCCACTCTGGCCAATTGTTTGCAATTTCAGCCAGGTTAACGCGGCGCATACTGAAGTTCCAGTTATGCATTTCAAGCAGAGCGTCCCTAGCAATAGGATAGAACCGCGCACAATGTTCTGATTGTGCAGAACCTTCAGGCGGTGAAATGCTTGACACGGTGGCGTTGTCGCCTAGATGTCCAAGCGCCAAGTTACAAATATCGACTTCTGATGCCATCGTGGCCTCCTATATGAGAAAAAGGGGCCGTGGTTTCCCAGCGGCCCCTATGACTACAGTACCCGACAAGTCGGATTACACAGAGCCTTATTCCGCGCTTGCACGCTTGGCTTTGGGCGACCACTTTTTAGTGGAACCTTCAGCCGCATCTTGCTCGACCTCATCAGTCTGAACCGGAGCGCCTTTAAGGAATTCCAGGTTTGTATTTTTGGGGCCATCATATTCGAAGACATCGCCTGCTTGACGCATGCCATTGTCAACGAAACAGAGTGTTTTTGCGCGAACTTGTGCCATGTGTTATCTCTCCTGTTAAACCACAGTAAAGCCAGAAGCGTAAAACTTCTTGCCGTCTTGGATGTCCATCACTACATCAGCAAGCACATTACCAGCGGTGAATGTGCCTACGATTGTGTAACGTGCGCCCAAGTAGCGTTGGCCAGTAGATGCAATTTGCGGGTTGATGAGAACAGCGACGTTTTTGCCTGCAACCAAGTCAGCCGTAACGACTGCATCAGAAGAGCCAAGAACAACAACACCAGATGACAGTGCTGCGTTGGTAGCGCCAATCACTTCAAACTTAACAGAGGTGCCGCCAGCCAAAGCTGTGGTCACTGCAAAGTTCATATAGAGATCGCTACCTTCGCCCATGTCGCGGGCAACATTCAAGTCAATAGTATCTGTAGACACGGCAGTGGTAGTCAATGCCTGATCTGTCGATACGCGTAGTAATTTATCGGTAATCATGATTTGTTCCTTTTAGTTAATGGGTTGATTAGGACACTACAGCTTCAGCATTGATAAGCGAATCAACGCGACGAAGCGGAACGCCCAAGAATGACAACCAGCTATAAGGTACGCCGAATTGGCTCAAGCCTTCATTGATCTTCAGAACATATTGTGATTTGTCCAGAGCAGCGATGCTCAAGCCAGAATGCACAGTACGGTTCATGTAGAACGCTGCACGGCCCATTGCCATATTAGGAATACGATACAAAGAACGTGCCATCAGCTTAACGATGTTAGTCGCGGCAGCAGCAGTTTGAGTATTTGCTTGAGCGATCAAGTCTGACACGTCGATGTTGCAGATGCGAACAACGTAGCGCCAATCTTTAACGACCAAACCATTCTTCCACTGGTAGCGAGTTGCGTACGCTTGCAGACGGGTACCGTCGCTGTTGTACACGGTTTGCTCACCCAAGTCTTCATGGATCAAACCAGCTTTAGAGCCTTTAGGGAAATGGCAATACACAGTGTTGTCGCCCCAAACTACGAGGTACACAGAGGTATTGTCAGAACCAGAACCACCGGCGCTCAAAATGTTTTGTGCGTTGGTAGCAGACAAGCTCGAATAGCGTGGAGCCAAGCCGAGGTATTGCTTTGGATCTGTACCAGGGTTGCCGTAGAACATAGTCGTGGCTTGAGTCTGGTTCATTGCTTCCAAGAATGCGCTGTCTTCAGACAAGCGGAATTGAGCGGTGTTACCGTTCAACATCGCCAAGTCTTTATCGACTTCAGAACGCGCTTCCAAGATACCAGCCGCTTCATCAACTTGTGCAGTTGTTGATTTGGTTGATGGAATACCTTGGTTCAATGCACGCCAGTAGACGCCAGGCAGACCAGTACGAATAACAACGCGTTCGCCAGTAGGCAAGTTGCCTTCTTTGAATACGCAGTCTTCGAGGATTTCGTTAGATTGAGAAAGTAGTTCCGCGATGATTGGAATACGACCATCTGGATCAGTTCGTTTGGCCCAATCGGCCAGGGTAAGGTTAGAGGTTGCAAGAGTTGCCATGATTTAGCTCCTATTAAGATTGCTGATTAGAGTAGAGTGCGGCTGCTTTCGCGTTGAAATCTTGTGGCCCTGAAGGCTTCCCGCCAGCGCCAGGTGAATTTCCTACAAAAGTATCCTCACTAATTGCCTTGCCTGCTCTGAACATAAACCGAATTACTTCGGGATTATTGCCTAGACCAGACTGTACAAGCAACGTACGCAGTTCGGGCGTGCCGAATGAATCAAGCGCTTTCTTCGCAACGGCCATGTTTTCGTTAAGCTTATCGCCACCGAATTCTTTGTCCGTTTGTGATTGTTGCGCCCACTCATTACGAATGGCCTCCACCTGGGCAAGTTGACGTTCCGCTATTTTCGGCCCCATCGACTCCACCAGTTTTTGCGCGGCATCTTGAGTCAAGTTCAACTCTTTAGCAACTTCCGAAAAGTTTCCAATCATTTCGGCGTCGAATTCTTTCCCTTCAGGGGGAGTGAATTCGTACTTTTCAGGTGCGCCTTGTGGCTTTTCAGCCGGGTCACCTTCTGTGTTGCCTTCAGAATTATCAGTATTGGCCGGCTCCGCGACTTGCTGATCTTGTCCTTCTGATGCTTGCTGCTGACCTCCATAGAGAGCGTCTGCCGTCACTTGGCTCCCATTGGAGTGTTGCGATGTTTGAGCGCCGTCGTTGGTTGTTGAGGCTGTATCAGTCATCTGCGTTTCCATTTGAATTCTCCTTAACCATTTGCGGGTAAAGCTCCGAGCAATGCGTGTGAATCAGTGAAAGCGTGCGATTGCCGAAGTTCCGATTACCTTCAGCGAATGCCATAGACATCGCGTTGGTATTGAACGACAGCCGGAACACACCCGCCTGATCCAGAAGACGCCAGATAATCCGACGACCCCGCTTGTTGCTCATGAGCCATTTGAGATCTACCTCTTCATTCTCGCGTACAAGTTTTTCGCGAAGCTTTTTGTCAGCCTCGGTCTTTTCCTGACTGCGAAGATCTAGAGGATCGTAATTACTCATGACGCCAATCTATCTAAAGCACATGTGGATACGGGCACCATCATGCAGCCACATCAAGATTAAGCCTCACCTTGACTACCGTACAGCATTGAAGCTCGGTTGTCATTTGTTGCGTTTTCAGTCTGTCCAACTCCCATGTCGGTGATCTGTAGCTCAATTCCCATTTCTTTGCCTTCGCCTTGAGTCTCGTATGCGCGAGTCATCTTGACATAAGCTTTGGCGGTGATCGTCATTTCGGTGCCGACCTTTGGCAACGCAGAGATGCCAAGCTTTTCAAGCTCTTCTTTTCCTAATGTAAGGCACAGGCCGTACGGGTAACGCGGCTCATCTGCCTCAATCTCACCAGGCATTTCTTCACGCTTGGGTTGTTGCTTCATGTTTATGAGTGCCATAATTTTCTCCTTAAACTTGTGATGGCGATGGGGATCCATAGCCACTAAATTGATTCATGATGTCCATGCCTGCATTTGTACCGGCACCAGTTTGCACTGTTCCAAGGTTCTTACCAACTTCAGACATCTGTTTGACTTGCTCCATCTGGGCGCGCTGTGCGTCCATCTTGGCTCGAGCCTGGCGTACAACTGCGACCTGGTCAGTGCCAACAATAAGGTTAGGGTCAACGCCAAGCATGTCGGCATATGCATCAGCCCATTTGTCAGCATCAAACTTATCTAGGACTTCAGGCTTGAAGGTGGCCACAGAGCCAAGGTTGGCCACATAGCGATCAACGCTGTTGGTGCCAATAGCACGTTGAGCCTGGGCAAGCATTGATACAAACTCAACACTTAACTCCATGCCTTGCAACTCCTGTGGTGGTGGCGGTATAGCGCCGGCCTCCAGCATGCGTTGGAATGTCATGTCGATCAGTGGATCAAGCAACTCGTTGTGCAAGCGCTCCATCACCGGCCCAAGCATCAACAGCTTCTCTTCATGGCGCTCGGCCACTTCGGTTGCCGTCATGCGAGTGTCGGTTGCGTTGGCCAACATCAAGAACAAGTCAGCATAGAAGCCGCCACGAATACGTTCGCGCACGTCTTGGATGTCACCAAGCAAGTGTTGCAAGTTCAGGTTGACCTCGAATGCTGTCTTGATGCCCGCGGTCTGTCCGTCATAAAACGATATACCACCAGGCAGCGACTCAACATCGCGGTTCTTCATTGCTGTAGGCACTTGCAATGGTGGCTTTGTCTGGTAGTCGATGACCTGGGCCTTGCGAAGCTGCTCATGCTGCAACTGCTTCACGTCACCCAAGCATTCCATGCCAGGGCTATTGCCATAGATGTCACCGCCTGCTGTGGCCCAACGTGGCACCAATGCAGGGAAGTCTTTATATCCAGACTCGCGCAGAAAATCTTTAGGGTTGCCGCCAACCTCAAAGGTATAACTGCCCCAGGCCATGTTCAATGCATCCTTTTTACGAGTGTCACGATCAGCGCGTGGCTCAATAGCCTGAATCAGTCGTATCCACTGATCAAGTGAACCACGGTCGTACATGTTGCGAACGGTCGTTGAACACTTGTTGTACCCGTATTCCTTTACGATCTCGCCAACAGTCTTTTCAAACTCGCGGTAGATTGTGCAGACATGACCCT